CGTTCCACGAAGTGTCTACGTCAAGACCAATACCGCCCGTGCTGCTGGAGCCAACATACACCCCGGCATTGATAGTCAGCGTTACGTCTGTTTTACCCGCTGAGTACCCGGTAACTTTGGATGTACCCAATACATAGTTCTGTGTGTTTGCAGAAATAGTGATGGCGCTGGTGACGCGGTTTGACTTCCCGTAGAAGTTGGTCGGCATAATTATTGCGCCACTAGCTACGCCAGCCAATGTCCTGACTGCTGTGTCATTCAGACTAATCTGCGTTGTGCCGGTGCCACCATTCTCAATCTGAATAGAAACCCCTGCGGTTGTACCCGCTAGGCTGATAGGGCCGGAAGAATTGAGCGCCATGTTACGCCTTCACCAAACCTTCAATCTTGTCGTCCAACTCTTTGATGGCCTCAATCAACAGTGGGATGAGCTTCTCGTAGCGCACTGTCAAATACCTGTCGTCGATAGGCGCAGGAACCACAATTTCGGGTAGCACAGCCTGAACCTGTTGGGCGGATACACCGACTTCGCGGACAACATCGTAGCCTAAATCCTGCGCTGTTTGGTTGGCCTCGTAATAGAAACCGCTGAGCGTCTTGACCTTTGCCAACGCACCTTGAATGTTGCCCAGTTTGGTTTTCAGGCGGTCATCGGAGTAGTACGCAGTGATGTTGTTAGTGGCGCGAATTTCACCGGCAGTGGCTGAAGCTGCTGTACCGATGCCGATAGAGTTGAACTGCGAATTTTGTGTAGTGCTGGTAAACGTAGCAGCCGAACCCGTTGTATTTTGGTTAAGCGTGGGGAAGGTACAGTTAGTCAACGTACCGCTAGAGGGTGTGCCTAACACACCACCATTGACCACGGGAGATCCCGCAGTGCCTACGTTAACCGCGAGAGCCGTTGCTACGCTTGTTCCAAGACCAGATACGCCTGTGCTAATGGGTAGCCCTGTGCAACTGGTCAACGTACCGCTAGAGGGTGTGCCGAGCGCGGGAGTAACCAGCGTTGGAGACGTAGCTAAAACATTGCTGCCAGTACCTGTGTTGGTTACGCTCACCACGTTCTTGCTGGCATCCAATGCCAAAGCCGTCGAAGCTGTCAATCCACTATGGGTGATGGTTCCGGTGGTGCTTAGTGTAGTGAATGCACCAGCAGCGGCTGTGGTAGCCCCTACCGTTCCGTTGAGTGGGCCAGCAAAGGCTGTGGCTGTTATGGTTGTGCCGGTGATTGCCGCTGCCGCAGTGCCGCCAATAGCAGGAGGAGAAGCCAAGTAGGTGCTAAAACCAGTGCCGCTGACTGTGCTGGATGCGGACAGCGTAGTAAACGCACCAGTGCTTGCTGTGGTAGCACCCACAGTGCCGTTGATGTTGATGGATGCTGTGCCGGTTAGGTTGGTCACCACACCAGACGCTGGCGTTCCCAAAGCAGGGGTAATAAATGTGGGAGAGGTAGCAAAGACCAGTGAGCCTGTGCCTGTTTCATCCGTAACGGCTGCTGCAAGGTTGGCGCTAGATGGCGTAGCAAGAAAGGTAGCTACGCCTGTTCCAAGACCAGATACGCCTGTGCTAATGGGTAGGCCGGTGGCGTTGGTTAAGGTTGCGCTTGAGGGTGTGCCAAGGGCTGGTGTGACCAAGGTAGGGCTGGTTGCAAACACCAGAGCGCCAGATCCTGTTTCGTCCGTAATGGCAGATGCAAGATTGGCTGAGCTTGGCGTAGCAAGGAAGGTGGCTATGCCTGTTCCAAGGCCCGACACGCCTGTAGAAATTGGCAAGCCTGTGGCGTTTGTCAAAGTTCCTGAGGAAGGAGTTCCGAGCGCAGGAGTAACCAGCGTTGGGGAGGTGGCAAGAACATTGCTGCCAGTACCTGTGTTGGTCACACTTACTAAATTCTTACTAGCATCCAGTGCTAGGGCTGTAGAAGCTGTCAATCCACTATGGGTGGTGGTTCCGGTAGTGCTTAGTGTAGTGAATGCACCAGCAGCGGCTGTGGTAGCTCCAACAGTTCCGTTGAGTGGGCCAGAGAATCCGCCAGCAGTAATGGTTCCAGTGACACTACCAGCGCCACTAAAATAAAAATCTTTAAACTTAAGAGCGCTACTGCCAACATCAAGAGTGGCTGTGGTTTTGGGCAGCACTGTCGTTGAAGAAACAACCACATCTTGTAATGGCCCTATCTTAGTGATAGGAGCGCCATTGGCTGCGCTGCCATCGTGGATATGTCCAGTGCTGCTATTAAAGGCAGCAGCTACTCCATCAAACTCTCCATCCAAATCTGATGCATTAATAATATTACCATCAGCAATATTGTTAGCTGAGTCTACTCTGGTGTAACCTGTCATAATTTTTCCTTAACGTCTATCATGTATTGAATACTCCAATGTAGCAGCATCCAAAGAGAAAGGGGGGTCTGTGCTTTCTGATGTGAATTGTAGAGATACAGAAAATCCCGATCCTATTACCTGTGTCTCAAAAAGTTTTTTCAGTTTAGTACCATATGTAGTTGTACCATATTTTGCCACACTTGAACCATAAAATACCGCAGAAGATGTTACATTGCTCAGCGTAATTGGATTCGGCTGAACACTTCCAAGGGTATCAAAATCAAATTTTAAATTGGCATCTAATGATACACTTCCATTTGGATCTGTGTACAGGAAGCACTTATACATTGTCTTCCTTATTCTTGCATCATCCATGAACACAAAAGGAGTTGCAAAAGAAGCAATAATGTCAGAGCCATCTAAACTATTTCCACTTTCCATTTGATAAACATAGCCATCTGTGTTAGCAAATAAAACAGTTTCTATTTTATTGTCATAGTAAGAGTCGGCTACATAGGCTTTAAATCCAATGAGTTCTGCCCAATCAATATCACTAGTGTTATCACTAGTCATCTGCGTACCTAAGATTCCCCTTGAACTAGCGGCTTTAGTGCTTGTGTTAAATCCTAAAAGCCTATATTGAGATTTTTGTCTAATAACTACACTAGAGAAACTGGTACAAGATGAAATAAAATTAGTCATCTCTTTCTGTATCGGCTTAGACACCAGCCCTATATTGAAATCTCCCAGCCTGTCTGTTAAAGCAAAAAGTCTTAATCCTTCTGGCCCTAAGAAAATCAAATCTCCACCAATTTCTTGGATGGTATCAGTGGCTACGCAACCAACATTTCTTGTCACTGGCTGTAGGACAAAATCAGAAATTGTATTTCCTGTTAGCTGGCTAATTGTTCTTTCAGTGAATATAACTAAAATATCTCTAAAGACAATCAACCCAGTTATCTTAGCCCCTACAGAAATAATACCTGAACCATTCGCAGCCGTAAGGTCTGTATCGGTATAAGGAGCAGTGAATATTAAATTATGTCCGACAGCAAAAAATAGTTGATTTTTATGAAAGACAACAAACTCAGCCCCTTCAACATCTGTAGTGCCAGTTACTTCAGAGAAAGTTGTGCCATTATAAATAAATGGATAATTGTAACCATCAACCCCGGCAATCTTTTCTACAGATCCAACTCTATATTTAGTAAATCTTGTTTTTAGTGCGCTGCTTCTATCTAAGGATAACCAAGTGATTACTGCATTATCAGCAGGGCTAGAAGCTAGGCTGGGGTTTATAGCTACAGTGGCTCCACCACTTGTTAGTGTAGCGTTAGCCGTTACAGTATAAACTTTTTCTACGCCAGCTATACTGAAGGTGTCGCCAATCCTAGGGGCAACGGTTAACCCATCTATTGCTAAGGATGCTCCTGTCTGCGATGCGCCATTAACTAGCACTGTTCCATAGGAAGGCTTGCTTATTTTAGTCCAAGTAGTTCCTGTGGAGGAATATATACTTCCGTTCCTGCAAGCAATAGCTGTGCTGTTCCAATAAGCTACACCTAACACTGTCCCTTCGTGGGAGGTAAATGTGACAGCAGCTTTATCAGCAGGGCTTGATGCAAGAGGAGTTGTTAAAGTTAATGTTGCTCTTTTATTTGTGCTATCGTAAGACACTCCACTTGTTGCAATGGTGTATGTACCAGCCACCCCAGCAATAGTAAAAGTTCCTCCTACTACAGGAGTGCTGTAGATGTTGGCTATTACTAGTGTGGTTCCTGTTTGAGCGCTTCCGTGTACTAGGGGTTCGTCATAGGCAGGAACAAAACTGCTAGAAAGTTTAGTAAATCCCTGTATTCTTCTGTATCCACCATTAATAGAAGGCTCAAAGTTTTTAAGAATACGGGCGCTTCCGGGTAAGTTAACACCCTGCTGAAGGGGAGATAAATTCGTTATAAGTCCACCTTTGAACTCAAAAGAATAAGTTTTCCAAGCGTCTGCCATGTTACTTAACCCTGTCCCCAAAAGACCTAATGGATCCACTAGCGGGAATAATCATACCTGATCTTACATAGCTATAACGATTGACAAGCATACTACGCATACGCTTTATGCCTTCTTCATATTTCTGTTTAGCCATGTTAGCAGATTGCTCATTACCTCTAAACATATAGGCGTAGAACATAGCGCCGTCTGCAATGACATGCCTGAATCTTTCAGGAATATCAGGAACATCATCATAGTTCTCTAGATCAACAGGTATTCTGTAATACTCATACAATAGTTCATATGCTTGATCAGGGGCTGGAACAACACCATATTCTAGGCTAGGTGTTTGAAAGACAAAAGTAGGCACTGTCCTTTTGTTTGTGTCCGTTGTGTATTCGTGATCGATGTATCGGTCTAGATAGTCTTCGTATGAGATAGAAGACAGTTTAATTGTCCTGTTTCCAAGAGTAGCATCTTCTTTAATTCTAAAAGAATCGTAGTCAATTGTACTAGCATTGGTTGGATATGCGTATCTTATTGTCCCAGCAGACAAGGTTTCTTCTGCTAGTACATGATTGAAAGGCCACTCATAGTGGGTGTGATTAATATCACGCATAGCTGTATTGATTGAGTCTTTAACTCTTGAGTAAAATCCTGTGGCTGTAGAAAAATTAGAGGATGTAAGCTCAACCTCATTAAAGCTTCTATTTATTTCATTGGTTAAGTCAAGAAAATTGTAAGCCATATTATTGTTCCTTAACTCTAAGTTTTATCACGCGCTCTACAGTATTTCCTGAACTGTTAATGATGCTACAAGTAAATTTATATTCTGTGTTGTTTGTGCCTAGTCCGAGATTAATGGTAGCAACATTTCCGCTTACTGTCTGAGCTACATTCTGTATTCCATTTACTGTGCTGCCAGCAGTAATGACTGTCTTAACGCCAGAAGCATTATCCACATACCAAATGACAGAACTAATAGTGGCAGTGCCTAGCTGTCTAGACCAGTCTACACTGAAATCAAGTATCTCATCTGGATCTTTATTGGGCCACTTAAACGACATTATTTTTCCTTAATCCTAAGCCACCATCACTGTCCTGTCTTTAGTCAGTGTATGTCTCTCAACATATACTGTTCTCTTCCTGCTGTATAAAGAAGCTACAGCAGCATAATTAAACGATGTAGTAGTTATTGTAACACTGCCAAGTTGGACTGTACCAGATATACCACCCAGCGGTACAACAATACCAACTGCTATACTGAAACTTCCAATACTTGCTGTAGCTGATACTCCTGTCACAGCAGCAGCAACTTTTCCCGCCACCTCAACAGATCCAATAGATGCTGTGGAATCAACACCAGTTACTGAAGTGAGCGCTTTAGCTGCTACTACTACAGAACCTACACTAACTGTGGCTTCTAAACCATTTACAGGAACTCTATTAACAGAAACAGTAGAAAGTCCTCCTACAGATGCTGTTATCGATACACCAGTTACAGCAGCAACAGCTTTGGCTGCTACATCAACACTGCCTATATCTACTGCTACTGAAACTCCCGTTAAGGAAGTGACAGCCTTAGCAACAGCAGTGATGCTGCCTACGGCGCTGGTTGCCTCTATTCCGTCAGGAACATGAGTAACACTAACTCTGCCGTAGCGATCAACACCATATCTCCCTACGCCGTATCCAGCACCAGAGAGTGTAGTTGTAGCCACAGGACTACTCCTTAAGCAATTCTTACAATTGCGTTAGTTGCGTCTGCTGCTGGGAATTGAATAACGAAGTCACCACTGGTGGATGTCTTATCTCCACCAAAAGAAATCACAGCAACTGCGTTAGTTGTAGCTGAGCCACCATCAGTGGTGGTGTTATAAATCAAAGCACCAGCAGCAGTGATAGTTGCACTAGAAAATGTAACATCTGCAAAGTCAATGAATGCTGTAGTGCCACTAGAAGTGGGGTCTATGTTAGTAAGTGTAGCTCCACCTGCTGTATAGCCCGTACCAACAACTTCATTAGTGGTGGTATAGGCCGTAGTAGAAGCACCTAAAGTAGCAGCAGAAGTGTAGAGAGCAAGCTTAAATGTGTGACCAGAGGTTACATTGAAGTCGTGCTTTCGCTCTAGAAGCTCCTTCTTAAAGCTTGTGCATACTGCGGAAGTAATAGCCATGTTAATCCTTTAGCAAAAAAGAAAGGGGCAACCTCTTTTGAAAGCTGCCCCCTATTCAGGTAGTTAGCGCTTAAGCCAACTGTTCACGATCCACCGAGGCAGGGCCAACCCTGTCTGCTGCATCAACGATGACAGCAAACACACGGAGAGAACCAGCGCTGAGAGTTGTAGTCTCAGTGACCAGCAGCAAGTCCAGAGTATCAGCAGACTGCGAAACAATCGGATAGCCAGCGGTTGCAGAGGTTGCATGAGTGCCGACAGCCAGAGAGCCAGTTACAGCAAAAGCTGAAACATAAGCGGCGGCGGTGACACCAGTGACACCCAAGCTAACGGTACAGCTACCGGTGACAGCAGCAGTAACTTCAAAGCCAGCAGCCAACACAATGGAACCTGCGGGGATTTGTAGGGCTTCGATGACATCAGCAGCGGCAAGAGCCGAGCCTTTTGCCGTTACAGCCGAAGCCAAGTTAATGGTATTTTCAACCACATAGGGCATAGGACGAATGGAACGGACGGGTTGTGTAGCTGCGCCAACAGCATTAGAGAGAGTAGTAATAGTTGCCATTTATGTTCTCCTTAAGCAGCGTTATACTTAGCAGTGACAAGCGCCTCAGGACGCAAAATCTTGCGACCATAAAGGTGCATACCACGCACGATGTCAGCAAAGCTATCGGGGTCACGATAGGTTTCTGTCTTGGTGATCTGCTGAGCGGTAGCAACGGCAGACTGATGACCAGCAACGATCACACCGAAGTTGGAGTTCTGGTTAGCAGTACCAGTAGTACCAGCGCCAGTTCCCACTTTCGGTAGGTTGTTAGACACATACACTTTGAAGCCGTGCAGGTTATCCACCACCAAACCGTTTTGCAGACCAGAACCACCGAACAGGCTGTTCAGCAAGCGGCTGTCTTCGTCTTTCAACAGTTCCATGAAGATGGGATCAACCACCAACCAACGACCACTGGTGTCAACGAATTGCTGATCCAACAGACGGCTCATACGGGAGATCACCATCAAAGGCGAAGCCGTAGCCGTAGGCATGGCAGTAGCACCGGGCAGACGAGCAGCCAAAGGAATGGAGTGATCGCCAGCACTAGCAGTGGTAATGTTGCCGAAGTCGCTCTTCTTCAATACCATGCTGGAAAGCAGTTCGTTAGAGCCAGCTTCGGTCAGTGCCTTAGTACCGGGATAGGTAGTACGGATAGTACCGGCCTGAGTATGCTTGGTTGTTTGATAGTAGCCAGACAGGTAACCCAGAACATCTTGGTCATACTGGTCACGGATGCGGTAGGCAGCGCGATCAGAAGCCATCTGCATGAAGTTGACATGCGAGTGAGCAGCTTCAATGTCATCAATCTTGAAGGCGTAGTAGTTAGCCTGATCGACAACCAGCGTGAAGTCTTCGTCATTCAGGTCTTGTGCCGTGATCTGTGTGCCACGGGCATACGACTGAACGCTAACTTCAGGTTCTTTGATGATTTTAACCGAATCGCCCATGTTGGCAATCTCGCCAAAATAGTCGTTGTTGGTTACAGCTTCAACAGTGGAAGCCTTACGGAATGCAAGTTGTACTTGCTTGGAATAGATTACGGCACTAAAATTACCATTGGGTAAATTGCCGTAGCCTGTTGCCTTGGGAAATGCCATGATATTTCTCCTATAGATAGATGGGCATATATTTAAATACGCTGACCTAGTTCCACAGGGCCAATCATGCTAGGTGAATAAACATAAGCCTTCTAGGGGCTTACCTTTATTGGCTAGATTATTTGGGTAATCTGCTCACTGACAGTTTGCGTTACATTCCTTAGTGTTGGTGGTGGTTTTGCAACGGCAGAAACACTAAGAACAGGGTTGAGTTAACAACCTTGCTCAAAGTTATATCACACTTTTAGTATGTGTCAACACCTACCGCGCATTACCGCTCAAGTCGTATACAAATTTACCAGACTTGATAGCTTTGGAGATGGCTTCTTGGTTGGCTTCATACTGCTGAGAAGTCATGGCGTTCACTTGTGATTCATAAATTACGCCATCAGAATCTACATTGGACGGGGCAGATCTGCTGCTTCTAGTGGATACACTTTCGGCTGCACTTCTGTTATCAGACTTCTTAGCCTTACCAATTCCCTTGTCTGCCTTATACAAATCAATGGCGCGGGCTGCTGATTTAGCATCCGAATCATTCTCATACAAAGCATTCTGCACCCAAGTTGGTTGATCTTCTACCCAGTTATGGAATTCATCACTTTCCTTAATGGCTTCAAAGTCGGGGTGGATACGGAGAAGTTCAGCCTCAGCCTTGTCCCTAGCAGTTTGCTGCTCTCTTTCATCCAAAGCTTTGAAGCGATCAGCCAGTTCTGCTGACTGCTCTTTAGCTTTCTTGATAGCGATTGTCTCCACGATACGAGCAACGTCAGGATATTCGTTTGCCCAAGCAGCCAAGTCTTCCTCACTGGTAGGAAGCTTAATCTGATTGCTGGTACTCTTTTGAAGTTGTGAACGAAGGTCATCAATCTCTTTCTGAAGTTGAACCTGCTGCTTCTGAGAATGGCTTCTCAGATCGCCATAGCGCTTCTTGAATGTCTTCTCCTCTGCGCTGAGGTTGCTGTCATCTTCTGAACCAGTGGGTGCGGGTTTACCTTCTTTGTTCAGATCGATTAAGTTCTTAAGCTCTTCTTCCTCTTGTTTGATTCGTTCGTCATTAGCATTGCGGCTAGCAAATGCTGTCTTCTGTTCTACTTTTTCCAATACTGCTTCTGTCATAAACTACCTTTAAGTTGGGGCTTGTCTGTAGCCGAATAAATCGGGGAGTCAGGTTAGCCAATGATGGTGGGTTATTATTGAATATCTACCAGCCCACCACTGGATTAGATATGGATATTATATACTGTTATGTTAGGTATTACTCGCCATTATCGTAGCCACCATTGTTGTCAGTATTGTTTCCGCTGCTGTTTCCGCTGTTGCTTTCCGCTGCATCAAGACTTCCGATATCCCAAGCACTTGTATTTCCTGAATTTATATCTGAAGATTCTTTGTCTGCTGCATCTTTAGCTGATTGCTCTGCTCTATCTGCTGCATCTTTAGCTGATTGCTCTGCTGCTCTATCTGCTGCATCTCTGTTTGCTTTGTCTGCTTGTTCTCGAGATGCTTCTCTTTCTGCTGCATCTTTAGCTGATTGCTCTGCTTGTGCTTTTTCTGCTGCGTCTTGTTTAGCTATATCTGCATATGCTTGATCAGATGTCACTTTATCTATAGCTTCTTGCGCAGTAAATCCAGCTTGCATATAACCAGCAACATTATTGAATTGTCCCGCTGGTACTTGCCCAGCCAATCCAGCAGCATCTAATCTAGCAGCGGCTTCTTTCTCAGTCATCGTACCACTGAAATACGAACCAACAGTGCCAGCAAAAGCCGTTTCAGCAACTCTTTGCACAGCCTGTTCAGGGGTTAATCCCTCTTCTATTGCTTTAACAACATCACTCCAAGTTCTTGGTTCAACTTTATCTGCCAATTCTTGTGGCATTGCCATCACATCTTTATTGGCTGTATTAAATCCATTAGTAATACCAACTAAAGCATCAAGTGATGTTTTTGCCCCGTAGTTACCATCTACACTTTTACCAAGGGCAGTCCCGGCAGACAGAGAAGCAGCATTAGCAGCAGCTACAGCAACATCCTTAGCACTCTTTCCTTCTAATGTTGCCTTTGCCGCAGCGTCTTGAGCCGCTTTTATATCTTTTGCTTCAAATCCCGCAGCAGCTAATGCGGAAGCATCAATAGCTGCTGCGTTAGCTGCTGCCATTTTTTCATTATTTTTTTTGATAGCATAATGACTTGCTGCTGAAACAAGAAGACCAGCAAAAGGATTTATAAGACCGGCAGCAAGACCAGCAACTCTACCTACATTGCGATTTGTTCCTCCTTGAATATCACCAAAGCCTTCTATTCCTGCATCGTTAGGTTTACCAGAAACTGGCTCACCATCACCGTCTGTTTGTGATCTGTCACCACGACCACCGCCACCCCCACCTGCTCTGGCTTCATCAACAATAGGAGCAGCGGGGGCTACTGGTGTGGTTGGCGCAGTCTCTACTTTCTTTTCTACATATCCAGTGGGGACGGGAAGCAAAGCTTTACCATTAACAAATGGAATATATTTAACTGCTTTTGTTTTTACATCCTCATACTGCACCATCTTAAAGCCTTTGATGGGAGCAGCACTATAGTCGGATGTATTAACTGATCCACCAACAGCATACTTCTTAGGAGCGCCTTCACCGCCCTCTAAGCCAGCCATAATTTCGTCAATGTGTGAGGAAAACTTATCTTCATCAACAGCGTCCCCTTCAACTTCTTCAGCGTTGCCCATCTGCCCCTTGCTCTCCATTTCTTTCAAGCCTTCTTTAGCTGCTTCACGGATTTGCATAAGCTTTTCCAAACCAATGTAGCGAGTTACATCAGCAGGAAAAACAAACTCGCCGGGGCTAAGCTGGGCAGGAATGTCATCTCTAACTTCTTCCTTCAGTGAGCCAGTAGGAACATCATTACCACTGACAGGATCTACAGTGCCACCCTCTTGCATCATGCCGCCGGTTGCTAGTAAATTTCTCACTGCACCACCTCTATTGTATTCTTTAGGAGCATTGGCTCCACCTGCATTAGATTTTCTTTCGGAATCACTGACAGCCTCTTTGATGGTGTCAAAAGATTTATATTCTTTCTTAGACTGAAGAGCTTTTTCAACTGCGGTGTTTTGGTCAACAATTTTTCTTTCCCACAAAGATGGAATATTAGTTGGCCTACCACCATTCAATCTAGGATCAGTGACAGTGATGCTATACTCAGTCATATGACTGCCGTTTTCTAACTGAACAGCAGGATATCCATCATGTGTTAACAATTCACTTTGTGCCATTTATTTCTTCCTTGAGATATTTCAATTGACGAAGCGCAGTTATAGCTCCTTGAGCCTGATAGATTTCGCGTGGATCTGCTGCCTGTTCCAGCTTGCGCTGCTGCTGCTCAATATTAAATTCAAGCATTTCACAGAAACCATTCCACTGGTTGTTGTTAGAAACCAGCGCCTTTAGCTTGGAGAGATAGGTCTTATCCTGCATTGCCGCTGAATCCTTGTTCTTGTGGTGCAGGAGCAGCACCAATGCCGATGTTGCCACCACCGCCGCCGCTCATGTCTGCAACGCTTGGAGGGCCAGCTACGCCCTGTGGAGGAGCGCCGGGAGCCGCTGGTGGCCCACCTGCTGGAGGAGGTGGAGAGTTCTGCTGAATCAAGAACGCTTGCTTCATAGCCTCATCCATGTTATTAGTAACCTTCTCTGGATCCAAGTCCATGCTCTTAGCAATCTCACGGATGATGTAAGGGAACTTAGCGAATGGAGCAAGCGAGGGCTGGCTAGCAATCTGCAAGAATTGCATCAAGCGCTGGCTTCTAACTTCGTTAGCCATCAAGCTCTCTGTGCCTTTGGCAGAAACTTCCAAGTCGCCTTTGATTGCTGGATCGTAATCAAACTGCATGTTGAAGTTGAAGAATGCCTGTCCTAATGGGGCAAGCAAGTAGTCATCAACATTCTTAATAACCGTTTTGATATTACCGCTGGCAGCATTCATCAACATGCTGATGCCGCTGGCAGTGCGTCCTACACCTTGTATCCCTGTTTGACCGTGTGAGAAAGACGCAAGTCCTGTAGACTCATCTGCTAGCTGTCTAGCCTTATCAAACAGTTGTAGGTTCTCATTAGACACATTCGGAAACTTAGTTCCAAACAGCGACTGACCCGGAGCGCCGCCCTGTCTGCGGAACACCTTGCCCGGATAGACAGACAAGTCTTGACCGGGAACAAGATTGGTTTCATCAATTTCAAATATCAGATTGCCCGACAACACAGCGTTGTCCACAGCCATACGCATGAAGCCATTCATCAGCGTCTGTGTATCGTCCATGTTCTCACCAATACCAACACCGGCAAGGGAGTAGGGATTGAGTTCGTAAGGGACAGCGTAGTAGGGAATGCGTGAGGGCTTGAATGGATTGAGAACAAGTCTCAAGATTTTGCCGTTACAAAACCAAATGTTGGCCTGTAGTTCTCCTGCTTCTTTCATGTCATCAGGAATGACAACTTCGTTTTCTTCCAGCAAGTCAATGTCTACATTGCCCCAATATTCCAGTACTTCAAATCGCTCAACTCCAAATGTAGGGGCGTAGTCTTTGAGATCATCTTCCCAATATTTCTTTGTGTATCCTTCACCATCTTCAATAATTTGATCAATGACATTAGCGCGGAAATGAGGACGCTTCTTCAAAGCCCTCAGTTGGGTGCGAGACATCTTATGTCTCTCAATGGTGTACTGGCAGTCGCCTGTGTTGTTAGCATCGGGATCCCAATAGAAGTTCCAGATGGAAACATGGGAAGCCTCAGGCACTGTCTTGATTGTTGGTTTGTATTTACCGTCAGCATCCCAGCTAGGATATTCTTTGTTAACAGCAAACGGGCCTTTCATAACGCCAGTACCAAACAAAGCCATCTCAAAAGCTGTAGAGCGCAGATGCTTAGATGCCCCTGTCTCATCTAGCTGGTCATGGATTTTCTTCTCCATCTTTTTAGCTGCCACCATAGCGGGGCTAAAGGTGACGGAGGTAGGAGTAACTCCCGGCCCTTCTTTTAAATTAGGAATGTCTTTTAACTCTTCCTTCATTGCCCCTAACATCTCTTCTAGATTGTCTAGGCTGAATCCGCTGGAGATAGATTTGCTTCCCTCTTCACCAAAAGGAATTTCTGTTTGTTTCTTCTCTGATGGGGGAGTCTTATCGCTAGGGTCAAAGTGGACATCTTCCACAACACCATCAGGCAGGACAGTGGGATCTACGCTGAGGGGAAACTTATTATTGGAGAATAATACTTCAATGATTTGCCCGTAAGCAGCCAGTGTCTTTGTCTTCGTTACTTTGATGAAGACACGGGATTTTTCATGTTCAGTGAATTGAACATCAGTGCCGTAGATGCCACGGTAGTTGCGATAGGCGCGTAGCCATCTAGCTTCGTCTTGTTTTCGGCTTGTCTCAGAACGGGTGAAGCGCTCTTCCACATAGGCAATAATACCACTGCCCTGAGTGTCAACATCTTCCGTTGACTTCACATCATTGAGGGCTAAGCTTTTATCTCCTAGCGATTGTTGCTTCTCTGCCATAGTGTTCCTTAATTCAATAACCAAAAACTGGGTCTGCCACTTTCATCCCATACTGCTTATTCTTAGACGGATCGTAATCAAACAGGCTGCTTCGTGGCCTACTCATAATTCCGTAACGAATTGCATCATAAAGATGGTCTTCTGCTTTAGTGTCAATATCCTCTGGATTTCTTTTATCCAAAGGGATAATAGGAAGCTGAGCTATTGTATTTACACAGTTACTAGTTATAACCATTCTTGGCATATCTGTAAATGGATCAAGTTGTAGCCTTCTATGTAGCTCATTCTTCCCTGACACCCTGCTTCCTGCACTTCTATCGGAAGGTCGCCAACGGCATCCCTCCATAATCATCTGTTCTGCTAGCGATGGCCCTGTATCACCACGCTTATGCCAGCAGCTACTGTCCAGCACCCCATATCTCATGGTTCCATCGTTCTCTTCTGCCTGTAGCACCATCTTTGCTAGGTCTTTTGCCAACACCTTTGAGACATATAGCTCACGATAGATGACCAATTGCTCACTTGGGGTGACAGCAAACCATACAACAGCGCTATAACTACCATATCCATAGTCACATGCCCTAAATTTAACCCAGTTATGGGGAATATCAAAGGGTTCTACCACATGAACAGCCCTATTAAACTCAGGAAACGCTGCTCCCTCTGCAATATCCCAGTTTCCCTCCAGTAATTGCTTGCGTTGATGCTCTGGTAGGGACAACAACATGGTTTCGTAGTCACCTGTCTCAGCCAAATAGGGGTTATCGGACAACATTGCGGGTATAAACCTACGTTTGAACAGGGGTTGCCCCTCTCTGGTGTGTCCTTTGGGGTAGGTTAGGGTGGTGGCAGTGTCAATGTCAGTGGCCCAGAACGCTTTTCCTGCTGGTGCTGGGTCAATAAACATCTTCTTTACCCAAGAATGCCCCGGCCCACCCGGATTTGTGGTGGCTCTCATGTAGATGGGCAGGTCTGCGGCAGGGGTACGCAGCCGTGACCTCATGTAGTTCCATGCAAACGGGGTATGCCACTGTGTTAGCTCGTCAAAACCAATCCAGCTAAACGCTAATCCCTGATAGCGCAACACATCTTCGTCCCTGTCTAGGTAGGACATCCACAATCTAGCGCCAGAGGGAGCAACCCACTGCATCTTCCGCTCACTCCACTTAATGTTGGGATAGATTTTGGGATATATTTCTTGGCTCTTCCAGATAAGCTCTCGAAGTTCCTCTGTTGTGTGGCGTAACAACAAGCCAGAGAATTGGGGATGGCCTAGATAGCGCAGCGGATCTGCTAACATGGAGTAGCTCTTGCCACCACCG